CCTTCCAAGTAATACACCACATTGTTATTTGTATTATTGGAATAATGCATTGGTAGGTTATGGCTCTTTAAATGCTTTTCCTCATCCAAAGTTAAAAGCTTGTTATAATATTGGAAGAGTGGTTGTACTTCCTGACTTTCAAGGATTAGGTATAGGTTATCCTATATTTAAAAACTTGGCTCAGATTGCAACACATAATTTCAATCATACAACAGGTCATTATGGAAGATGTAAAGTTGTAACGGCTATTCCAGCATTACAAAATAAAATGAACAATGATAGGGATTGGCAATTTATAAAAGGTTCTGATGTAAGAAAAGCTCAGAAACCTAATGACAATCCTAGAAAATTTGGTGGATATGATGAAGATTATTTTAAAAAACATGAACATCGTATTACCAAAGCATTTCATTATGTTGGAGTCAAAGGCTTTGATTTAGAAGATCCTAATTTAGTTATTGATAATATATTGGAAACTAAAAGCTGGATTGATAATAAAAACAGAGCACAAAATAAACTAACTGGAAACATAATAAAAGATTTTAGACCACCAATAGCTGGTGAAACTGATTATCAATTTATTATGGAAAGGAACTAATGATAGCAATACCAACTTGGTTGCTATTTGTATTAGTTTTTTCAATTGTGGTTCTCTTTTTCTTTAATCAACATTTAGATAAAAAGTTAAAGAGGGTCGCTTTTGATCAAATACAAATAGGAATTATTATCAACAAAAGCTTCCAAGATATAACGGAGGATATAGATCATTTAAATAAAGGAATTGATCAAATTGATTTAAAATATGACAAAATCGCATCTAAAATTAATAGTTGATAATACAGGGGAAAGTAAATTAAGGTCTTTGTTGACAAAGCAAAAGCGTTTAATTAAAGATAAAATTAAGGCTCAAGATCAAATAAAGGCTATGAAGGCATTGACCGAAATTTATGGACAAGAAATTATTAAAATTGAAAATGAATTATTAAGAATAAGCAGGAGGAAACAAAATGTTAAACGAGCAATTGCACAGTTTAGAAACGCTAGGTCCAGTGGGAATAAAGATAAGAACACAAATGGAAATGTTATTTGATAAACTGTCAAATAAAACTACAAGTAATAGAAAACCAGATGTTGTAACAGCAATTAACAATTATAAAATAGATTTTAATATTGCAATACAATTATCACATTCAATGATAGCAACTGGTGTATCTGAAGGACAAAACTTAACACAATTAGCTATTGCTATTGGAGACAGAATATTAGCTTTTTATAATGTAAATAAAAAGTCATCAATATCATTAAAGTTAGGTATATTTATAATTAATTCATATAGCACTTTATTTATGGTGGTTGTAAAATTAATTAGAGAATATTATCAGCATAATAAAGTTAAAACTGTTTATAAAGTTTATGCAGGTAAAAATAGAAATGATCTTAGAAAATTAGTAAAAGAATTTTCTGAAGTTTCAGATCCATATAAACCTTTATTATCCCGGGCTCCAGATTGGAAGTTTGGTACAGTAAAAATAGATAATGGTGAAGAAATAAAATTAATTAAAAATGTTAATGTTGATACATTAGCACAAATTAATGAATATAATACACCTATTGTCTTAAATGCAGTAAATAAAAAACAATCAATAGCTTATTATGTAAAACCTGAATTGTTTAAAGTTTATGAATGGGCATTAAAAACTAATCAGGATTGTTTTGAACATAATTCAGTTAAAACAATATCAAGAGAAAGAGCATTGGCTAAGAAAAGAGAAGCTGAGCAAGTTTTAAATGCAGCTAAGCCATTTGTTGGAAAGGTATTTTACCAACAATATCAAGCAGATAACCGTGGTAGATTATATCCATTATCAGCTTATTTAAATGAACTTAATTCAGATAATGCTAAAGGTATGCTTTCATTTGCTGAAGGTAAACCACTTGGCTCAACTGGATTAAACCAATTATATCACCATATAGCTAATATGTTTGGTGAAGATAAATTACCACATAATGACAAAGTTAAATTTGTTGAAAAAGAATATTATAACTTTGTTAAAATGGGTAAGGATCCCTATAATGCAAAAGGTTGGATGGAAGCAGAAGAACCATTTCAATTTTTATCAGCGGTTATAGAATTAGCTAAATTGGATGAGCATTTTGTAGCAATGGGTAATGTTGAAGATTTTATTTCACATACCATTTGTTACAGAGATGGATCTAATAATGGTTTGCAATGGTTATTTAGTTTAGCTAAAGATGATAATCATGCACATTTAGTTAATGTAAAACCTACAACAGATAATAAACCAGGTGATATGTATTCACATGTAGCAGTTTCTGTTGTGGATAAAATGCATAAGGAAGCAGAAAAAGCAGATGATGTAGCTTTAGATTATTATAATTTATATTTTAAAGGCATAGAAAAACTTAGAAATAGGTTTAGAGTTGCTGAATTAAATAATGATAAAAAATCTGAGTTATATAAAAAGCTAATTAAATGGTATCAGAGAAGATATAAAAAGGAACTTAAATTAACTGACATCATTTATTGGGATAAGTCTAAATTTACCGTTAAAGAATGGCGTAAAATTGTTAAACGGAATGTTATGACTTATGGATACAGTGCAACCAAGCAAGGTATGGGTGAACAAATAATACAGGATACTAGAGATATAGATAATGTATATTTGAGTAACAAACAACATTCAGCGGCTAGGGCTTTAGGTGCTCTTGTTTATTTAACAATTGAACAAGAATTTCCTATGGTTTCAGCAACTATGCAGTTGTTTAAGGATAATTGCGAAAAATATATGAAGGATACTGGTAAACAATATTCTCATAAAACATTAATTAGCAATTTTCCGTTTACACAAAAATATGTCAAATATAAACGAGGTATTGTATTTGTTCATGATGGTTTATATGTACAAAATGCAGATAAATCGTATAAATGGGATAATCAATTAGAGTTAATTATTAAAACAGAATTAGCAGTACAAAATATTAGTAAGGCTAAGGCTGGAATAAGTCCTAATACAATTCATAATTTGGACTCATTACATTTAATGCTTGTAATTGATAAATGTAACTTTGATATAGTATCAGCACATGATAGTTATGGTTCGCATGCTTGTAATGTGGTTGATATGCAAAAATGTATCAGAGAACAATTTAAATATATTATAGACCAAGATCCACTTCAACATATATTAAATGAAACTGGAAATTTGGTACCTATGATTAAACGAGGAAACTTAGATAGCAGTGAAATATTGCAATCTGAGTTTGCTTTTGCATAAAAGGAGAAAAAATGGATAAATATATATATCAAGCATTAGAAAAAATTGGAGATGGTTTTGAAAAACTATATTGGTTTTGCTCCAATAATAAACAGGAGGTAACCTGGTTTGGACTAGGCTTTATATCCTGTGTATTAATTAATTTAATATTTTAGAGAGGGGGTAATTGTTATAATTAATAAACCACAAAAACGAGGTAATTTTTTAGTTATTGTTAAAGATGGTAACCTTGAAAAAGCACTTCGTAAGATGAAAAACAAATCTAGCAAATTAGGTATAATGAAAACATACCGAGAAAGGCAAAGATATGAAAAACCATCTGAAATGAAGGTAAGAAAAGCAAAAGAAGGTAAAATTAACCTTTATAAGGCTAAAAAGAAAAGAGAACAAAACTTATAATATATAAGGTTGTTTCAAATTCTATGTCTTACAGAAAAACGCTAAAGCTTAAGGCTTATATAAGCTTATATAAGCCTTAGGCCTATATAAGCCTTATAAGCCATAAATAAATATATAAATAAGTTATATAAGCCTATAAAGCCTAATAAGCTATAAGACCAATTTATGCCAAAGGCGTTAAAAACCTAATTCTATACCTTACAGACAACAGAGCGTTAATGTATGTGGTAGTAAACCATTTAACGATTAATTAATATATAGAAAATAACTTTAACTTGATAGGCGGTATATTTATGGCTGGAAAAGGAGGTGCTAGGCCAGGGGCTGGAAGGCCACCTAAAAGCACTATAGAAAAAAGTACCATAGATAAATCAAGTATAGATAAATTAAAAAAATTAGGTATAGATCCTATTAATATATTAGTTAAAGAATTATCTAAGCTTAAAGGCAAGGATGATTTTAGGTCACAAAATTTACGAGTTCGAATAGCTGAAAAGCTACTGGAATATGGGTATCAAAAACAACCGGTTGGTCAGGCTTCATTGCAACAGGCAAATGTGCCAGTGTTAACAATAGTGCAAAAAACTGAACCAACGGTTAAACCCGTTATAGAATTAAAGAATAGCGAAGCTGTTATAGATCAAGGCGCAAATAATGAAGACGAAACTAACTGAGAAAGTTTATAAGGTGTACATCACATACTATACCGACGGTTCATATTATATTGGTTTTACCGGTAAATACGGAACGGCATTAGCTACTTATTTTGGATCAAATACGATCAAAGATAAGCTGGTAAGTCATAAAGACATTGTGTTTACTTCTACAAGTAAAGCAACGGCTAAACTTTTTGAGCTTCTTTTACAATTATCCCGATTGGATTCCTCTTGGTGTGTGAATAGCATGTTAAATGTAAGAGTTAGAAAAGAGCACATGAAGGGCTTACCTAAGTTCAAATTAACTTTTGAAGATAATAAATATAACAACATAAAAGAAAATGATGGATAACAATTTAATAAATAAATTAAAAGACCAATTAAAAATTGATGAAGGTGTTAAATACGAAATTTATGAAGATCATTTAGGATATGCCACTTTTGGTATAGGTCATTTAATAACTGACAAGGATCCTGAATATGGTTGGCCTGTTGGAACTAAAGTTTCTGAAGATAGGATTAATGAAGTATTTAAAACTGATGTACAAAAATTTGTTAGTGAAACACAAAAGGTATTTCCAGACTTAATTAATAAGCCTGATAATATCCAAGTGGTTCTTGTTAATATGTGTTTTAATTTAGGTGCTCCAAGATTAAGTAAATTTAAAAAATTTATAACTGCCATTAATGATGAGCAGTGGATTGAAGCTGCCGTTGAAATGATGGATAGCCGATGGGCAAGACAAGTTGGTCCAAGAGCTGAAAGATTAAAACAAATAGTTTTAGATCAAGCTAACTGAGAGCATAATAACAAATCTTTGGATATATATTCTAAATATAGTAAATAAATATGAATCATAAAATAGAACTTTTCGACTTTCAACAGGAAGTTTTAATAGATCCTGCTAGGTTTAAAGTAATGGCATCTGGAAGAAGAGTTGGTAAATCATATTTGGCAGCCGTTGCTGCATATAACCATTGTTTAGAAGAACCGAACAGAAGAGCTTTAATTATTGGACCTACTGTTTCAATGATTAGAGAATCTATTTGGCAAACATTAAAAAGTCTTGTGCACCCAGATCATATAAATGGGTATCCAAGAGAAATTGATTTGGAAATAAGATTTATTAATGGATCCAAGATTACCTTAAAAGGGTTTGATAGGCCAGACAGTTTAAGAGGTATTTCACCATCACCTACATTTATTGTACTTGATGAATTTGCCTTTATTAAACAAAATGCATTTACAGAAGTTATATTACCTATGACTTCAGATCCACAACGAAGAGCAAGTGTATTTGTAATAAGTACACCAAAAGGAATAACCAATGACTTTTATAAGTTATGGGTTAAAGGTCAAGAAGATAAAACAGGTATTTGGAAGTCTTGGCAGTTTACTGCTGAAGATGTAAGACCAGATATGAAAGAAGAAATTGAACTTGCTCGGGTTACAATGGATGAAAAAAGTTTTAACCAAGAATATTGCGCCACCTTTAATAATACTGGTGATGCTGTATTTTATAATTTTAATCGAAATATACATGTAACAAATAACCTACTTCCAATTGAAGATGGTGAGCCAATACATATT